ATGGATGAATGCCCTTGGAGCCGTATAGATATTATCGGACAGAACGGTAATGATGGGGATCACTATGCAGAAATGCCCCTGAGACCGCCTGAGAAGCCCGCTAACGAGACTTTAGAGGAATTAGATAATGAGAACTCACCTGACCTATAAACGATTATATATAGACGGTGATAAATATCAATGTGTTTACTGTGGTGAACTTGCAGATACAATGGAACACTGTCCTCCAGTATCTTTAGTAGGGCCTGATATAGAAGAACGATATAAAGATAGGTTAATTTTAGTACCTGCCTGCCATGAGTGTAATTCCGCATTAGGAGATAGGTATTTATTAACCCTAGAAAATAGGGCAGATTTCTTGGTTTCTTTTTACAAAAAGAAGTACAAAAAATTCGATAGAGTGGTAGCTTGGGATCTAGAAGAATTAGAAGAACTTGACGGTGGCTTGCAACAGTATGTTAGAGGATGCCAAAATGAGTACCTGAGACTGCGTGAAAGGCTCCAGAATCTACGATCTCGTTCTCAAGTAGGTGCCGCAGACTTAATTCCTCCAGAAGCCGCCTAAGGCTGTTTGAGGGAGTCTTCACTTAGGAATAACCTAAGGGTTGACTCTCTCTTTTTTATCCTGTATCATAATTAAACTCTAATATTCTTGAACCTTTTAGGAGACTAACATGAAAACTATCGTAGCTTTTGTACTGGGTGCCACTCTGGTTGGCGTATCTTCAGGCGTAATTGCCAGTGACGTTGAGACCTTTAATGAAGAGAACGGATACTGGGGCAGCCCGTGTCCTGTGGTCTACGGCATTAACAAACCGTGTGATCAGGAAGTAATCACTTTCAATGAAGAGAACGGTTACTGGAGTTAATGGAAAGGCCCGGGTTAATCCCGGGCTTTTTCTTCTGCTTTATTGATTTGTAATTTTTCTAAATTCTCAAAGACTCTTTTAATTACTTCACCAGAAGTATCGGCATCTCGGCCTAACTGAGATCCAATATAGTTATTTAAAAAGTCCATAGCCATATCTTCAGCATCTATAGGATCATAACCCTTCATCATTCTACGGCCCATGCCCAGTACTTCATTTAAATAACCGAGATAATTAGAGGCTACCCAAGGTTCCATTCCAAAAGGTGTTAGTCCTAAACTTTCCATCCCCTGTGTCAACATACCTGCAGCAGTAGAGTGACGGACAGCATCACCAAGACCACCATAGGTTCCCGGTAAAGCCTGACCAAGAGCACGAGCTTCTGAAAATAAACCATTCATAATTATTACCAACTAATAGAGGATTCAGATCCAAATATATTCTGCAATTGACGTTCCTGATACTTCTCAAGACCGCCACCAAAGAAGTTATACCAAAATCTACCAATTAACGGTAATTCATTTAAAGTTTTGGCAGAAGGATCACCACTAATTAGATTAATTAAATCAGTACCTACTGCATCAATATAACCTAGCGGAGGTGAAATCATTTCTGTAGCCATTTGAGTTAACTTACCCTGACTACCGAATTTATCCATCAAGTATTGTGAAGTACCAAACATCTTGAATACATTGGCAACATAACGATCTTCAAGATCATCCGTAGTCTCACGGGCAAGTACTAGATCCTTTGCCATATCTACGGTTACGTTGGCAGTAGGAACCAATAAAGAATAAGCTACTGCATTACGAACCGCAGTCTTACGATTACCTTTGGCCCATTGTTGTGCAATATCCCTACGAAGAAGATCAAGTTGCTTCAGGGTAAAGGTCTTCAAGGCATAAAAGATACGGCCATTCGGTACTTCAAGATATTTTCTTGGCATTTCAGATAATGATATAGGCTGTACATCTGCAAGTTCATTCCAAAGATACAGCTTTACATTGTCTGTAATATTACCAGCTTTAAGATCATCTACTAGATTAGGAAACTCACCGCCAAAAGACTGACCATATTTTTCACGAAGTTTAGAAATACCCTTGTCACTCTTAGCCTGTGCAGCACCTTTTCGTAAGGCACCATTGAGGATTACATTTTTACCGAAACGATCTACCTGACGGAAACCTGAAATAGTAAACAACTTGTGTAATGCAGTTGCCATCTTCTTTTCATTGGCAAATTCTTCTGCAAGTACATCATCCAGACCCATCTGCTGCATAGTAACTTTACGCTTTGACAGCAATGCAGCCAATGTATTCTTAATACCATTAGCATAGGCTGCTACACCAAGATCTCCAATCTGAGTCATGGCTGAAATAGGATTACCAAGAGTTGTCATATAACCAACATTACGCAATGCTTGAATAGTCTTGGATGCACCCCTTTCACCGTTAATAAATCTTGCCTGAAGCAAGCCGGTCAATTCATCTAATTGTTGTGGACTTAATTTATCTGCCAATGAATTAACTAAATTACCAATAGATGCCTCGGTATCAATATTGGTTGGTCCCATATCAACAGCATTCTGACCAAAGAACTTACGGCGTTCAATATTATTATGGGCAGAACGAATATAACTATGAAGAGATGCAATAGGATCTTCATAATATTTTGCTAGTTGATCGTCAATACGGCGGATAGTACGATTCTTTACAAATGAAACACCGCTATTGGTAATCTTTGGGGAATAGCCACGGAGAATGTTATTAACAATACGATCTTTTTCTTCAGCAGGTAAATTATTTACACTGGTCTTAAGTTGTTTTGCTCTTGCTGCAAATGCACGAGTAATCATGCTGCCTTCAGTTTTACCAAGGGCATTCATTAGACCCGGATAATCTTTAACTACACGTGGGAAATAATTTTTAATATAACCAAGATCCTTATAACCAGCGGCTCTAAGTTGTTTGAATAGGTTTTCAAGTACACCACGGGTCTGACGGAACTGACTGGTTACATTATTATCTACACGACTAAGGACACGCTCTACTGCATCAAACTCACCGTTCATTAAAAGACGATTTACAGTTTCACGTTCTTTGGAAGGAAGCTGTTTCATGCTATTTGTAAAACCCTTTGTAGCTACAATATCTTCATGGGTTTTAACATGGGTCTGAAGGTCTACATTACGAAGACGATTCTTTAACTCAGGTGCAATATTACCAATACGAGTAGAAATGCTCCCCATAAAATCATCAAGGAATGGAAATTTAGCACGGGCCGCAGGATCTACACCGTCCTTAGGAATAGCAGAAGCAATTCTAACTTCTGCTTTGGTCGGTACTTTTGGCTTCATACCAGATACAGCGATGCTTTCAAGTACCTGATCTTTACTTAGACCGGTAGCATTCTGTACATATTCAGACATTTGCGGTACTGGAACTTCTTCAGCAACGGCTTTAACCAAAGCATCATTCATTGCTTCTACATTCTGAATAGATTGATTAAGCACATCCTCAGAAGGTGCAGCACTCTTGGCAAAGACTTTATTCAAACCACGCTGAACAGCTACACCAGTAGGTCCAAGTACACCACCAACACCTGCTACTACAGCGGTTTGTTCTGGTTCAACTACACCTTTATCAGCGTACTGGCTTAATACATCATACTCAGTACCAAGTAAAGCACCAATAGCTGCAGCACCTTTATATGTTTGGCCTAATGGAAGCAGAGTAGTCGGAGAAGCCACTGCACCGCCAAAACTACCGACCATTGCAGCAGTAGAATCCTCTACACCAGCCTCATAAATATCTGCATACTCTGTACGAATTTCTTCTTCTCGTTTAGCAGCAAGGAAAGAACGGCGTTGTTCTTGATCCATAGCCATAAATTCTGGACCATAAAGTTCTTCTGGTGATCTATATGTAAGACCTTCATCAAAACTAAAATCAATATTACCCAAGGGGAAATAAGATTCCATGATAAGGCCAAGGTTTTGTACATCAGAAGGAGTAGAATCAAAACCAAACTCAAGCTGACGGAGAATACCCGGAGTATCATTAAGAGCTACAGTATCATCCCATGTAGGAGTTACCTCAAAAGTATCATCCCATGAAGGTTCAACAGCAGCTTCTTCTTCAGCAGAAAGAATACGAAGTCTTGGTTCAGGCTGCGGTAATCCTACCTCAACAGCCGCTTCAACTGCAGAAGTCTCGTCCCAAGTAGGCTGTGCCATTATTTATACCCAATAAATTCTTTGGTGTTAGCGTCAAATAATCCAATCTTACCGTCTTTGGTACGGCGTTCAACTACTTCCCTTTGTTCACCGGGCTGCATAGTAATGGCTTTCTCTTGCATTTGTTTTGGCATATAAGACCAAGTACGGAAAGCACCACCAAGTTTTTCAGACTGCTGGAACAAACCTTCTTGTTTCATCATATCCAATGCAACTTGTTCTGCTTCTGTGTAATTTAAAGTACTACCTTCAGCAGCATATTGTTTCTGAAGTTCACGAGCACGAGCAGCGATCTCACGACCGGCTGCCATAGCTTCTTCTGAACTAAGTCCAATGTTACGGATACCTTCACCAGAAAGATCAGGGTCCATTTTTAAAAGGTCTACAGCAGACTTAACTTCACGAAGTACAGGGGAACCCGGTGAAGATACTTTTGGTTTCTTAGCCATAGATTCTTGAAGTAAACGACCTTCTTGAATAAACCTAGCACCAAGTTCTGGATCGTAATCAAGAAAAGCACGTCCTACTTTAAACAAATCTTCAGGTGTAGGGGTTTCTCCAATGCCTTCAAACATTTCCCTTAATTTTTTTTGTTCAGGGTTTTCTTTTGGAAATAAACCAAGAAGACCACCGCCTACAGAACCAAGTAAGGCTCCCATTTGAAAATAAGGATCAGTACTTCCTTTAGCTACTGATGCGGCTTTAGCTACAGGATCGTATGCAAATAAACCATTAGCCATTATAAACTCCTTAACCTACAGGCAAAGCTGGACCGCCAAACATTCCGCCAGCACCAAACATACCACCGGCACCAAAAGCACCTCCAGTTGCAAGAGATGTGCCAATACCAAGTAAAGCCTGACCAAAACCACCACCACTTTTAGTGTAAGTAGGTTTATAACCAGCCATAATTTGACCAAGACCTTGACCTACACCTGCACCAGTCTGGAACAACGTAGCTGGAGACTCATAAATGGAAGCTGCTGCAGCAATATCTGCCAATTCACGTTGACGCATTGCATCCAGATAAGACTGAGATTGTTGGAAAGCCTCACCACGAGCGGCTCGTTGGCTTGCTTCCTGTGCCTGACCAAGTGCTTCAGCACGAAGAGCACCACCAGTACTTCCCAACATACCTTGGGCAAGTAAACGATTCTCTAAAGCTAGACGCTGTTCTTCCTGTCCCTTCATTAGATCAGGAGCAACAAATTGTTCATAGTATTGTTGAGCAGCAGTATAGGGATCGTAACCAGTTATTGCTCCAGCATATTGTTCAGAACGGCCAAGAAGACGATCAGCAATAGCCCGCATCTCTGGTGTAATATAGGCTTCACCAGTCTTAGCATCGTAATCCCAAGTGATACCACCCGTAGGAGTCATTAACCCATACGGACGGGATGCTGCCTCAATGTCTGCTTGAGTAGGGCCAACCTGCTTAGGCTTGCTTCCAAATAAACTACCCATGATTACACCTCTTTTTCCATTATGTAACCGGCTATTTTATAACCGTATTTTCTTTCCCAAACTTTTGGATTCCTTCTAGTTGCAAATCTAGCTTTAGTGCAACCAAGTTTCTCCGCTAATTGCATGATGAAGGAATCCCAATAATCTCCATCACCATATACATTTAAACCTACAAAGGCTCCATCTGTATCAATTATCCAACTCATAAACCCATGTTCATTTACTACTATATTATCTTCGTAGATAAATGAGTCACCGGATTTCTTTAGGTACTTCTCAATATCTTCCTGTGAAATCACGCAGTACGTTTCCACATATATACAGTAATGTACGGCTGCAAGTTAGCATTGGTACCCGAGGAACCAGTTGAATCTACGGATACAGAAATACCAGTAGTTGAAGTAGAAGTATTCGTTGCTGAGTCATTCCAAACGTCAGTTCTGTACACACCAGTACCTACATACTCTGGACTTGTATTTTCATTTGCAGTGTGAGAGTGTCCCGGATCAGTTACGGTAGTCGTATGCGTATGACTTACAACAATTGCATCCTTGGAACCACCAGTTTCTTCTGCAGTATCAAAGTTACTGTCACTAGCATCAAACCCTACAGGTACACGACCAGCACCAAAGGCAGTCCAAGTACCAAAGCCAAGGAGACTTGAAGGATTACTGCTATTGGTAGCATTAATGTAGATAGAACCTACAGGATAAACCGATGCAAGGATGTCAACAGTTTCTGCCTTAGAGTTAATGGCAGTACGAACTGCTTCAAACTCAGTCTGAAAATCAGTACCTGAGATTACCTTAAGTGGATCAGAATCAGATAATGCATCCTTACCTGACCACGAGATTTGAATATTATAATTACTCATCTAAGTTTCCCTTGTTTAGCCTGTAGTGCTATGCTTTGTAGGCTGGCCTTGTATCCATAGATACCTGATTTCATTTCAATCTGTATTACCTTGCCAGTTCTTGACAGAGGTAACTTATATTCTGTAGGATTATAACTTGGTGCAAACTTAGCAGCACCATAGAGACTACCCGAGGCTCCCCAGAGGTAAGGAGTACCGGTACCTGTGGGTCTTAGGGTAAAACTCTGAGTAGTCCCTTCCACATTATAATCTCGATACCATGTAAAATCAATGGTCATGTCCTTACCACCCACGATAACCCCATAGAACTCCTTAAGGATCTTGGTAACACTTGCATTAGAACCAGACTGAGAAAAATCTAGCCAAGTGGTACGGAAACTACCTGTGTAGGAAACATTGGTAGTACTCCAGCATTCGGAGTTGGTGGATTCCCATGTGTGTCCAGCAGCTTCACAGGCTACTTGAGTACCATAGGTAGCTGTTACATCGGTCTTAATCTGGTCATAGTAGTTTTGATACTTGGCAATATGGGCATTATTATCATTCATACCCATCCACATGGTACCATCTACGGTGGACAGCAATGCTCTTGGACATTCACCGGTATCAAATACAAACTTAGAGATTCTAGGGGTACTATCTGGATTAATAATAGTAAAGTCCATATAGTAGATTACATTCTTTTCAGGGAATGCCAGCATATAGAAACCACCACACAGGCAATAGGCTGCCTTACATTTCTGCATATCGGCAGTGGTAATGTTCAGTGCCAGTTCATCACGGATATTCTTGGAGAAGTTCCGTAGTGGCATCTTACCGTCAGAGGTTACGGTACGTGCCAGTGACCGAACACCAGTGTTACTTAGGAATACAATATCATCACCAAGGTGTGCCACTGAATCACGGGCTTTGAGACCAATACCCCCAATCAATTCATCCAGAACTAATTCAGTAGGATCGTAGGGGTTATTGTAGATGGCAATATTCTGAGTACCAAAGATCACCAACTTACCCATGAAGGCAGAGATGCCCATGATATAGTCATTACCCCAGACAGTCTTGAGGTCAATCTGTCCAGCAGCACCTGTATTCCACTTATCTCCCTGCAGGGTATCGGAGTAGTAGATTACATTTGGATTTTCGGTCATGCCTCCAACCCACACACGACCATATTCACCTAATGCACAGTTGGGATCAAACGTAGTAATACCGGATGGAGGATTGTAACTACCCAGATCAACAAGGTCAGTCCAAGCAGAGCCAGAATAGTACACAGGAGTATGTCCATTCTGGAAGCCATACAACTTTTCATTGAAGTTTACCCATTGCCAATGCCCTGCTGTGATGGTTTGAGGTGTACCTGTACGGGTCTGTGCATCAAGGGTATAGGGAGTATTGGCTGTATTAATTAAATAAATGTTCCCATCCGTACCACAGAACAGTTTAGTGGTACCGTTGGAGGCACGGTATTCACAGATACTTTGAACAACTTCACCTGAAACACTGGTAGTTACCTGCTGAATACCCTTACGGCTAGAAATACGACCCTGTTCATCAAGGATAATATTGTCTGCCTTAGATAACCATTGAGGTGGAAGTGCAGCAGGATTAGCCTGAGAGTTCAGGCCAAAGATACCGAGATCATTTAGGACTAATGGATTTAATTGTTCAGCAGGCATAGAAATCAATCTCACCTACAGTACGGCCAGCATCAATCTGAATGGCATCCGATAAAGCATTCTGGTATTGTCCAAACACTATATCACTCATGGAACCACCGTCCTCACCACGTTCTGCAATGGCCCTTGCCCATGCACCAAGGATTACAGGCATATGTGGTACCTTAAGATTATCCAGTGCAGCATCAAAGTCATCCTGTGGGGTTACTGTACGGAAGGTAATGTTATATGCAGCATCCGGTACAGGTTCAAATTCTACGGTCAGTTCACCGGTACCTGAATCAATACCAGTTACTGAGTAGTAGTGTGGAATAGTTTTCTGTACACTTGACGCAGGATATTTAGTAAACTGCAGATAAGGATCTGACATTTCTTGGAGTATTGTTCCATTGCTTTGCTCCTGTGCCATCAGGATGCGGGTACGTTCAGTGGTACCAGTTAAAGTATATGCCTGTGTATCTGCTACCGTAGTGATCGTAGGGTTAGAACGGAGGATACTCCAGTTCCAAGCATCTTCTACTTCACGTTTGGATTCATTGACTAGATCACCAATAAGTTTCTGGTAATCGGATACAGTGGTTGCAGACGGAAGCGTACCACTCCAGTTACCAGAGATACTGGACTCACGGAGGCGGCGTAGGACTGCATTAATTAAATCTACATAGATCATTTCTTTTTCCCGAAAATAAGGGTAAACAAGTCAATTATACCACGGTAGATCTCTTGAGGAGAAGGTAATAACCAACCCATGATCATTAAGATCCAGACCCAAGCGGGCACTTCTTCATTAACAATTTGAGTACCAAACACTTTATTAGCAGTGCCTGCGGAAGTAATTTGTGCATTGTCTCCAGCCCTCAGATTCTCCTGATTTACTACAGCCTGTTGTGTATTTTCTTTCCCTGCCTGTACATTGGCATTAACCCCCGGACTAGGCAGGAGACTACTGAGCATGCTGCATCCTGACAGGAAGAGGAGACTAATCCCGAGAACTAGACTTTTCATGTTCACGCAGGATCTTAAAGATGTCTTTCAGAGTGGATTTAATTTCATCAATGTCATCACGATACTCTACCTTTAACACATACTCCTTAGGAATATCTGCTACTTGTTTCTCAATAGAACGTACAGCATCGGATAATCTTCCAAGGAAGAATCCAATCATACCTACAATCAAAGAAACTAATCCGAGAATCGTATCTGATAAATCCATTACCACTTCACCTTGTCTGCAACAGCTTTACATACTGAAATAAATTGTTCTTGTGTATATTGTTGTTTCATCATGTTTACTTTTCGTTCTACAAGTTGTATGTTAGAAACATTATATCCTTTTGTACTATCAATTCTATCAATACTAGCAGGTGCTTTTACTGGATGCCCTACTTCAGGAAATTGTATATTCCATCCTGTTAAAGCACACTTTCCTTTTTGTTTTTCGTACAAATCCGCAACATCATCTAAAGTAATAGTCCACTCTAATCCTCTAGTTTCAGCATTAGATTTAAATTTATTAAACCAAGAAACACGAATACCTCTGTGCCAACCACGATGAGAATTATCCGTACTTCTATTGGAACATTTTTTACAAATCTTACCTAATTTAAGAGATTCTTCTGCATAGTTTTTTCTTAAATAACTTTGCATTTCTCCGCAACTAGGACAAGGTTTATAAAATCTTCCGTCTTCTCCTTTTATTACTTCCATACAGCCTCCTATTGAAAGCTGTATTATACTACCATTTTACTTTAATCACCACTTGGTTCTGTCGGCCCAATAAGCTGCGGACATCTTACCTTTTTTAATGTTAGCTGCATGTCTGGCCTTGAAAGCCTTGTTACGTGTAGAACCCTTGGGTGAACCCTTCACACCTTGTTGACCAAAGCGGATGGTCTTTACCTGATCACCTTCCTTGGCAACTACTACATGGGATTTGGTAGGGTGATTCGGAGTACGTTTAGGTTTGTTGTACCCCGAAACACCCGCCCTTTCCAGTCGTGAATCTTTATTCTTCGACATCCTTAGTTTCCAAACTAGTTTTCAGCATACGTAGGAAGGAATCTTTACCCACCTGCAACTGCTGTAGTTGAAAGTTCATGTTGGCAATCTTACGATCCAAGTCAAGACAGTGATTGGTCAATGTGACCTGCTCATCTGTAAACTCTGCAGTATCGTATTCAATGTCATCAATCGTAATCATCTGGGATTTGTTGTCTTTACCCATGATTTTCTCCTAAGTTAAGCCGATTACTCGGCGGGTTGATTCCACGGCATACCAGCAACGGTAGCCGGGGCTTTTGCTGCTTCAATCTGTGAAGCAAGATTGGCTTCGATTTCATCCTTGTCCAATGAGTTCTGCACCCAACCAATGACGGTTTCTTCGGTGAGTTCATCAAAAGGCGTGAAGGATTCTTCGCTCTGGGTATAGCCCACAGTGCCGTAGGTAGAGGCAGAGTAATCGCCATCTACTGCGTTGACACGGTAGTGACAGGTGACAACAAAGCCATCTGAAGTATTACGCTCAAGTTGAGCGATTGACCATACGGTTTCCATTTGTTACTCCTTTAGCAAGCCATTAGTACACACGGCACAAGGTATGAACCGTCATCGTAAGTGTGGGATACATGGGTTGAAGTGACCTTAGCAATCGTCTTGCTGCGAACAATGTCATCTTCTTGCGGCTTGGCAGTGCCATCACCAGCGGACATCAGCAGATCACCACGATTTACCGTGACACCTTGAGCAATACGAATGACCATATCGCCAGTCATTGCAATATTCATGTCGTTGAATTGGTCGTCATCGTTGTCCCAATTCACAAAGACACCCGCAACATTGGTGTCACCTTCCACAGAAGATACAGCCATACGGTTTAGCTGTTCATTGTCCTCGGTGTAGGCAGCCTTCTTCAGATCACCAACAGCAGCCGTTGGGTTGCCATCTTCATCCACAGGCAGTTCGTCATCTTCTGTCCAGTATCCGTCTGGATGGCTCCATTCACACATGACATCCAAGTTGGTCATCACCGTACCCTTGACGATGGTTTCGTCCTTGGAGTCGTCAGGTAGTTGTGACCAGCGGGATAAGTGACCACCGTTGTAGGATACGGTTGAGCCGGATACGGAGATGGAACCTTCAGAAATACTAGCCTGCGCAAATTCAATAAGAGTCCCATCAGAAGATAATCTATTAACCCAAAGGGCCGTTCCCCAAGTAGCATTGTTTTTAACTATACCCACACCATTCAATCCGCCCGATTGAACATCAACACTAAACCCTGCCGCACTTAAGCTGTTTGGGTCAGTTTTAACCATTGCAAGACCACCGCTGGAGTCGATACGCATGCGTTCTGTGGGGCTTGTTTTACCCTGTTGAAATACCAAGCTACCGTTAACATCCGATATTCTTTGAAGAGTATCGTCGAATGAATTATATAAATCTAAAGATACATAACCGGATGTTGTACGTTCATTTGTGAGCGGAGAAAAAACACTTGATTGAACGTGTAATTTAGCATCAGGACTACTCGTCCCAATCCCCACATTACCACTGGAGTCGATACGCATGCGTTCTGTGGCGGCAACGTCGCTGTTAGTTCCCCTTGTATAAAACAGCAAAGATGCTCGACTATCCGAGGCATCAAACTCCTCAGCAGAAATCAAAGCAGCGGGATGTGTGTTGGTAGCCCCCGTAGCAAATCCTAATCCAAAAGTTTGCTGTGTACCTGCGTCTGAAGTTACAGAGAGCCTTAATAGTTCACCGTTTGAACCATTTACATGCAAGGGGACGGAAGGGCTACTCGTACCAATCCCAACTCGACCGCTGGAGGTGATTCTTGCATATTCACTTTCACTAGCTGACCTAAATATTAAATTATTGCCATTCAAATAAATATCAGAAGCACCATCAATCTGTAAAGATTGTCCATTACTCCCTGTACTTCTTATATTGTGTGTGCCACCACTCCCATTAGTATCTTGTATTGTGATAGTTGATCCATTAGAACTTAAATGTAGCAAAGAAGAAGGACTGCTGGTTCCAATCCCAACTCGACTATTGCCTGCATCCAAGAAAAACGCATTGGCATTGGTATCCGACTCAATACGGAAATCGACATCTGCACCGGATTCGTTGATAACGACTGCGCCATCTAGGGAAGATGCTACTAAATTAGCAGCAGTAGTTTTTTTAGAGGTACCACCATCATTGATGAGAAGTTCTTCGGTACCGGCTAAAGATGTCTTAGCATCTAGTTCTGATATTTTTTTAGTAGCCATTAATTAACTCCGATTAAGCATCGTTACTA